ACATTTAAAATGCGCTCGGGGGTACCCATAGAAGTACCGCCATATTTTTGAACGATTAATGCCATATTGCCTAAACCCTTGTATTAAAACAGGTAAAGTATGTTCTTGCTTCCTTGGTCTCATATTATGTACACCGTTATGTACATAAATGAAATTACTGCGATTTTTAGCAAGCCGTAAATTCGGGACAGTATATAGTAACGGAAATATGCTAACAATCATTGATCTGGACTAATTTAATCAAGTTTACTGATTGTTAGCTTCTAAACTACTTATATAGCTTTTTTTAAAAGCTCTTTCTTTTGGCATTCATTTTCCCACTCAATTACATCAGTAGTGAGGTAACGCTTCATAGTTCCGCCATCAGAACCAAAAGCTGGAGCAGGGAATGGAATACCCCAAGGTGTTCGAATTTCCCAGCGGTTTAGTGTGCGCTTGGTAATATGAAACATCTCACACACACTGTTAGATGTAAGATACTTATTCAATTTCACCCCTCCCTACTTTCCGCTTTAGCTTCATCTATATATTCAATTGCATCTTTCATGTTGAGAAATCCGAACAACTCTTCACCACAATTTTCATCATCAAAGACTTTATATGCGAAGGTGCTACTCTCATCCATTTCGATATATAAGCCTTTATAAATAACCCCTGTAGTCCACTTCGAAATAAAGAGCTTTACATCAAAATAAGCCATATCAAATTCACTCATCCCTCAGCTCCCGATTCGCTTGCTTCTTGAATTGCGTCTAAAATTCTCCAACCATCTAAACGTAATACATCACTTGTAATGCCGCTAGCTTCCACTTGCTGTTCAACCATCTTTTCAATTGCAACAACAACCTCTCTAGTTCTTGGTACAACAATATGAGTCTCTGGCACCGCCTGAGCTTTGGCTTTATTCCAAAAATTCCATAACTGTCGAGCCTGTTCACGCATAAAGAAGACTTCACCATCCATAATTGAATAGCTGAATAGATCCTTATTCTTATATGTGTCTGCTAGATTAGGAACAAACCAAAGCTCCACAGCTTCTTTCTTGAAAGTTTCAATTTGAGCTTCTAGCTCTCTTTCCTTATTCAAATCTGTCATGCTGCCACCTTTGCCTTAATACGCTCTTGATATAACTTTGAGTAGTACTCTTGAGCATGTGGAATTTTGTCTTTGATCTTTTGGATCATTGCTTCGTCACGTTTATAAGTGACAGTTGTTAAACGCTCTCTAAGGTCTATACGCTCAACTAAATCAATTAGTTGTTCTCTATCATCCCAATCCTTTGTAAGCTCAATAGGGCAAGGGAATAGCCAGAAATCAACCTCCGCAACATCACAGTCGTAAAGCCACATGTAGCCTTGCATCTGCCAGTCATAACCAGCTTTCTTTGCCTTTTCTTCGGCTTCATCCTGAAAGAATGGATGGGTGCCAATATCCCAAGTACATTTAGTATCAATGATTAACTTATTGTTTGAATCGAGCACATCACATTCACCTGTAATTAAGTCATTACTAACTCGACCACTGTGTTTTTGAAGCTGCTTAAAACGAACCTTCCCAGACAAATCAATTGCAATATCTTCAAGTGCATTGCCTTTGGCTGTGTACTGATTGCCTTTGAAAGATCTGAACGTTGTTAAATCCTCTTTAACAATCGATCTAATTTCAGTCTTTGCTGCATCACTGAGAACTGAGCCTTTAATTTTAGGTTCGCCTATAAGTTTATGCAGTCCTGAGCATCTGAATAGTTTCATTACTGAGCCTCCACAGCTATGCGCTGAGCATCAGAAAGCTCATAGCCATTCAGGATGTAATCCTTATTAATGGCACCAGCGTTTAACTGATTTAATGCAGTATTAAAAGCATCATCATCAAGCTGTGGCTTCTGCTCAATCGCAACAACACTTTCTTGGTGATCAATGTATTCAAAGTCGTTTGTTGCCACATCATGAACAATAGATTGATCTGCTAATTGTGCAGTTTGCATTTCAATTGAAAGAGGGGCTTGTTTTGACAACAAAAGCTTAGTAACTGTTTTCAATGCCATTGCTTCAAAGTTATCTTTCCAAACACCACTACCAAACTTATATGATTGGCTGTATTTGCCTGCATGCTTTAAAACATCTGCTTTACTCATGTATAGCTCGGCAGTGAAGCCATTTAATAACTTGAAGAAAGCCACATAACCAATTGCCTCGCCTACATTGGGAATCGTCCAGTCGAACTCATACCCAAGCAGAGGATTGGCCGAAACTAGTTGCCCCTCATAAACTGGTGTTGCCGCAATACGTGCAAACTGACCAGACCGTTGAGCCAATTGAATAAAGCCCTTGTAGCCCATTTGAAATTGAGCTTCATTGCTTTCCTGCCATCTGCCTTGTTCATCTTTAAACTTTCGTTTGTAAGGCACAATGTATGCAAAACCTAAGTTGCTATTGATTGGCAAATCTAACGTTGCTGCCATCATTGCTGCATTCACCACAGTTGCAGGAACTGCATTTTTAAGGTGCGGTTGATTAGCAACTTGCATTACAGAAGCTAGGAAACCTTGAGCTTTCTTACCTAGAATTTCTTCAAACTTCTGGCGAATCTTTACATCACTTACATACTGTTTGATTGATACGGGAGCATTATTGGCAACCTGATTTTCGGTTTTTACCGGCGCATTCATAATCAAGCCTCCACTTCACTGAAGTAGTATTCTGTTTTCATGACTTGCTGTTCTTCGCAATTCACAATACGAGCATCACCAATCCATTCAACCTCTTCAGGCTCGCCATGTTTACCGCCACCATAGTAGTAATCCCAAGCAACCCAAGTGCCATTAATATTCATAGCAACAGCATCAATTTCATAATGTCGAGACCAGTTTTTAGGCTTTAGATCTGCCACCTTGCCAGAGCTTCGAACCTCTTCACGACCATCTTGCATCGCATCGTCGTATTCAAGTTCATCAAAAATTAAATCAATGTTGTCTTTAGTAAGTTTGCTTAATACAACTGCGTTGCTATCATCTTCACCAAAAATTTCAGGGAAGTTTGAAGCAATAACACCCGAAAACTCATCGTAAATTTCCAAGCCACGTTTAATAATTTGATATTTAATTAACTGTTGTGCATTCATAATCTTCTCCTAATTCTTAAAATGGCAGCTGCTGTGTAGTGTCTGCATAATGGACTTCTATTTGCCCCTGTGTAGATTCCTCAATCAGCATCTTGAAGTAGGCCATTGCTTCAACAAGTGTTATCTCTGTTGTTGCAGCGGGTCGACGCACTAAAATATCAACCGCTTCTAGTAGTTTTCTTTTTTCTTGGACCTGCATCACACCACTCCTGCTTCTTCATCTGCCAATTCTTCGGCGTAGTACTCAAGCTGTTTATTTAGTTCAGCCACCTGTGTTGATGTAAGTTGAAAGAGAAGGCCGATAGGAGTCTCCACATATTCAGTTCCAACCACTTCAACATGTGTGCGGTCATCTACTACGAGTTGGTCGTAAAACTGATCCCGACTGTCCTCTGGATTCATTACTGAGCCAATTACTCGAACTTGCTTAACAACATCAGCAACAATCTTGCATTTCAAAGTTGCACAACCGCTTTCCAATTCAAATAAAACAGTTGTGTCATTAACTTCAAACTCGCTAGAGACTTGAAGCATTGGGAAAGAAGGGCACAGTAACTCAGGCTTGCTAACTAACATATTCATGAGTTAGTACCTCGTATCTTTCTGAGTTGCTCTACGACTTGCTTGATTTCTTCTTCGGTGCGCCACACGCCAAAGTTATAGTTGTAATGTGCTTGATGCTCATCTACGCAATAGCCACTTCTATTTGTGTCATTGATATAAAAAACCTCATCACCCACCTTCGGCTCAAAAGGTTTCGGCAGTTCAAGTTCAACCTTGATGGTTTGGGGTTTGAGGCGCCATTCAAAACGAGTATTAATCAAGTCACCCAAGGAGAACTCTTCCTCATCCCGTTCAATGTTAAGGTCTTTCCATTCACCACCACCTTGAACGTTGAATGCTGAACGAAATTGAACCGATTCACCTTTTTTGATTAGTGAAGGGATATCCGCACCGCTAATCAAGGCTGGGCCTTCTGTAGGGCGTTGCCATACTATGTTTGATTGATTTACTTCTAAAAATTCTGAAACTGTTGTCAACTCTGCTTTTTTGCAGTCCATCCACTCATCAGTATCCCAATGGATGTCTTCACCCTTCCAGAAATAAACTCTTTCCATTATTGGGTAATAAATAGCGGTTGTTGCCCCATCAGGAATCTCAATCCAGTCTGGATTTCTTGGCATATTCACTGACTGCTTAACTAAGGCGTATCCATCTTTAGGATCTAAGTATTCTTTGTAGTTATCCATGAGAGGGCTCCTTAGCTAAAGGTTGCAAGTCCTTTGCATAAACAAAAACGTTTGTATATGAGTAGTTGCCAGTAGAAGTTTCTAAGCCATCATTACAATCAACATCCCATACATCATGGTGTGTGTTGCCTGATGTATCTTGTTTTGATTCATGCCATCTAACTAAAGAAACCACTTTCCCAATATTTGATTTTTGGTCATCATTTGCAAGAACCGCTAATTGACCAGGTTTGAAATTTGACATCACTTCACCCCCTCAACCTGAACGCGAACATACATGTTCTGTTTTGCTTTGAATTCGTTTGCTGCTTGTTCGTCTGCACAGCCTTTTAAGAATGCAAATGCAATGAAGGTGATAACCCAGAAAGCTACGAATGCTTTCGAGCCATCCTTAAAGGCTTGGCTAAACTTGTACTTTTCAATTCTTTGATTCATACTTATCTCACTCATTGAGTAAAAGTCCCTCTCCGTCGAAAGCTAGGGGCTTTTTTGTTATCTAGTGAGATAATAGTAAACGTGGTGTTTACTGTAGTCAAGAAGAAAAGCAAACAAATGTTTATTATTTTGTTTTCTTGTTTCTAAACATAGACATAAAAAAAGACCGCATTAAGCGGCCCTTTTGAAACACTATGTTTATTTGTTTACGGAAGTGAGTTCTGTACGTTAAATGCGTAAGCAACTACACAAAATTCCTGATCTATTACTTCCTCAGCTGTAAGATATTCATCTGGGTACTCTTCCTTGTTCTCGCTAACTATCTTAACGCCACCTTTTGGCAGCCTGTACAAATACTTAAATTTAAACAAACCCCCATGGTTAATTGCATAAATTTTACCATCAACAATATTCGTTCTGCCTACATCAACATATACGGTAGCACCGCTATTAATAACAGGAGACATTGAGTTTCCAAATGCCGTTAGCGCATAAGCGTTTGAAGGTTCAACACCATATTGCCTTAAGGTCGCCTTACTTAATCTTAATTTTCTTGTTTCATTGCCGACCATTTCAGCTAAAGACCCCGATCCACATGACACTAATACCTCTTTATAAAAAGGTATTTCCACTTCGTCATTATCTACTGGAGTGTCTGAATCCCACTCTACTACTTTAGTTACATTTCCCTGTGATTTACTTCCTTCCCCTTTAAGAATCCAGTTAGCACCAACACCAAAAATAGCAGCTGCTTTAAGTGCGCCTGCCTTTGACACCCCACGTTTCTTCCAGTTTGTAATTGTCTGTGGGAATTCGTCAATAGCCTTGGCAGTTTCTTCTTGTGTCATACCACTTGCTTCTAAAAGTCTTAGCACCGAAGGGTGAGCTGGCTTTTCGTCTTTCATCACAGTATCCAAGGTTTTCATTAAACACATTATCCAAAAAAGTAAACACTTTGTGTTAAACAAATGATTTGACAATAGGAAACATGATGTTTACCATGTACTAAACAAATGTTTACTTGAGGCGACCATGTCAATTGAAGCTGACAAAGAAATTCTCTTGAAGCTTGGTGGCTCTACAAAAGTGGCAGAGCTGCTTGGCTTCAAAGATAAGCAACGTGTCCAGAACTGGATGAAGCGTGGAATACCAGCAAAGATCAAATTGCAGTATCCACACATTTTTTTAAACCCAAATATTCAAAGTCATAACGCTGCATAGGAATCACCATGAGCAAAGTATCAAATGAATTGCCTGCAAGCGCTAGCAATAACGAATCGCTCATATTGCAAGCACTAAATACTAGCAATCAAAGACAAGTGGCAGAGATGGTTGGAGTAGACGCAAGTACTTTATCAAGAATGAAAAGTGATAAGAAAAACAATGGGTTGACAGAGATTGAGTTTATTAGCTTTTTGTTGACTGCCATTGGTTTGAAGGTAGTACCGGAAAGTGATGTGTATTGCGCTCCTGAAATTGTAGAAGCAACACGTGTGATGTTGGCGCGTGCATTCACTTCACCAGAGTACATGCGGATTTTATTCAAATAAAAAAGCCTGATCTCGTAAATCAGGCTCAGTGTTCAAACAAGGTAAGTCATATGAACAATCAAATAGTAACACATCATTCCAGACAGGTGAAGCACCAATGGAGTGCTAAGGGTTGGGAGAAATGATGAGTAATAAAATCGTTAATGAAATTCGAAAACTTCCAATTGAAAGCACACCTAAGATGCTTTTATGGGTTATTTCGGATATTGCCGATGATGAAGGTAATACCAGTTGGTATGCGCCTAGATCACGCTTAATGGAAGAAACAGGGTATAGCAGAACTACGATTGCTTTGTGCATTTCTTACTTAAAAGAATGCGGCATTTTGAATGTTGCAGGTGGGAATGGAAGACAAAATCAGTATGTAGTTTTACCTGCGAACTTCAATCCATCAATTAAATATGAGCCTAAAAAATACACTAAACCAGTCAGCGAGGTTGACCAGTCAACTACGCAAACCAGTCAACCTAGCGAACCACACCAGTCAGCCACGCTGACTACACCAGTCAACTTGGCGACAAAACCAGTCAGCGAGGTTGACACTATCCATCATTCCATCATTTATCCATCTGTTAATCCATCATTGGGTGATTCAGAGAATGCACCTAAGGCTAAAGCAGAACCTAAGGTAAAACGCATTACTAAAAAACAAGCTGGCATCAATCGTCTTGTTGAACTTGGTTGTGAAGAGAAATATGCACATGACTGGATGGTAGCTCGCAAAGGATCAGAGCTTACAGATTCAGTTATTGAGAACTTAGTTGAACAAGCAAGCAAAGCCAATATCTCTTTAGCAACGGCAATTCAATGGTCAGCTAAGAAAGGCTACCAAGGATTTAAAGCAGATTGGTATTTGAAAGACCAACAACCTCAACAGAACTGGAATTCAGGCTACCAGTCAGCCGCTCAACAGACAGCAAATGAACAAGCGAAGTGGGATGACTTCTTAAACGGTGATTCACACTTTGTGGATGTCTCGCCAAAAAAGCCATTACTGATTGAGGAGGTGGGTCATGCGTGAGTTCACCTTTGAAGACGCTATTCGCCTAATCGGGAAAATGCGTGGGTTTTACGGGAAGAAATTCGCAGATCAATGGGCAGGTGTGGATCCTAAAGATATCGCTGAATCAATGGTTGAGTGCTTTCATGGATTAACAGCAGAAGATTTCAAACGTGGTGTAACCAAGATGATGAAATCAACATTCTGTCCATCAATCCCAGAGTTTCGTTCATGGTGTGAGCCTAAAGCATCTGATTGGTTAGATTCACATGAAGCTTGGGCAATAGCTAAAAACTCAATCGAATATGGTACTGGTCGTGAAATGACTGTGGTGTGGACTGAGCAAGCCGCTAAAGCATTCGAGAAGTGTGCTGACTTGGTTGCTACTGGTGACAAATTCCAGTTGGCAGAAGCTAAGAAGATCTTTGTGTCTATCTACGATCGATTGGTGACTGAGGCTAAAGATCAAGGCTTAAAGCCAGTTTACAACGTGAGCTTAGGTTTAGATCCAGATCAACGTATTACAGCAATCAAACAGGCTGAAGTTGCAGGTTTTCTCACTACTCAAGAAACACAGCTTCAACTTGAGCACAAGCAAACTAAGGAAGAACAAGAAGCTGACACTCAGCGATACAAAACGACTGCACAGAAAGCAATTGCGGAGTTACGCGAAAAGCTAAAGATTCATGCGCCAGTCAACAAGATGGTTGAAGAAATTAAGGAAATTCAGCCTTGGGAACTAAAACCCGACACTGAATATTGGCCTGATCCATTCGACCAGAAAGAAGACTTCAAACAAATGCTAGAAGCCGATGGTTTTAAGTTGCCTTTGGTGTTGAGAGGTGCAGCGTGAAAGTACTAGTAGCTTGTGAAATGAGTGGTGCTGTACGTGATGCATTCATCCGGTTAGGGCACGATGCAATTTCTTGTGATATCCAGGCAAGTGAGTCTGATTTTGGGCCGCATTACCAGGGTGATGTGCGTGATTTATTGGACTATCCATTTGACCTAATGATTGCTCATCCACCATGTACACATATTGCGGTGAGTGGGGCAAAGCATTTTGAGCAGAAAATTAAAGATGGTCGTCAACAGGCAGCTATTAGTTTCTTCATGATGCTAGCTAAGAGTTCCATACCAAGAATTGCAATAGAAAACCCTGTTTGCATCATGTCTAGCATTTGGCGCAAGCCGGACCAGATCATTCAGCCCTGGCAATTTGGTGATTCATTTCAAAAGACAACTTGCTTGTGGCTAAAGGGTCTACCAGAACTAAAACATACCCAGATTGTAGATAAGGGCGAGTTTATAACTCTATCTAGTGGTAAGCGAATGGCAAAGTGGTATGCACATGCAAAAGGGAATAGATCGGTAGAGCGAAGCAGAACCTTCCAGGGCATTGCTGATGCTATGGCTATGCAGTGGGGCGGTGATATTAACCAAGGTGAGCAAGCTGACCTATTTGGAGAAGCATCATGACTCTATCAGAAATCAGAGACAGCCTAACTAAATTGGCAAGTCTAAAGAACCGCCCGCCTTACGACCTTTGTGTTGCTAAGTCTGTAAGAGATGCATTTGCAGATGGTACTCACAACATCCTGAAAGAAGAGCTGATCTGTCTTTTACGCATTCAATTGCAAGAGAAGAAAGATGAATCAGAAGTCTTTTTGAGTCAGGCACAGAAACGCATGCCAGCTAAACGTGATGACGTAAGAGCTTTAATTAAATGGGTCTCAATGGAAATCGGAAGAGCTGAGCGATTGGCTGATGCTGCTGGACTTGATTCTAGTCTTATCTCAGCTATGCGAAAGAATGGACGTTGCACCATCGATCTTTATAACCGGTTGATGAAAGGCAAAGCGAAGATGATGTTAGGGGGGGTTGCAAGCATGAGACGAGTAGACGCATTAGACCAGTTTAAGAAGAGTGGAATGTCATACAACAACATGATGCAGAATTGCCAAATCTATGCAGCGGGCATCCGTACAGAAGAAACACTTTTAGCAAAGAACATTTATGGAAATTTAAGACGTCATGGGTTGTTGGAAGAAGTTCGCCCTGAAGTGAAAGCGGTAGAGCCTTTAGTGGATGGTATTCCTTATTCAAAGATATTGAAGTTGCGTAAAGAGTACGTACAAGGCCTTCGTAATGAAGACACAAAACATGCAAACGCTATCTACCAACGAATGCTTAGACGAGGATGGCATACAGGACTAAGACTACGCTGCAATGCCATTACTAAACGTGACGGAGAACAATAATGAAACCAGAACAGTTTATTCGTGAGTTCGGGGTTGAACGAGCTAAGGAGCTTATCAACGATCATCTACACCCAAAAATGACACATGTATCTGATGATGGTCGTCATTGGGTTAATGAGCACAACAAGAATCTTGGTGAAAACATTCGCAAGCAATTACCTACTTTGATGCAATTGAATGACCTCAAGTGTCTCGTGGAGTCTTTGGATTTGATTAATGAATTTGATGACTTAGAACAGGCTAAATCTTGGATTGATGATCTAGATAGTGACATGCCATATCAAGTCAAAGGCAGTGACAAGCGATTCTTTAAGTGGCAGTTGATTGAGGCAGTACGCGACCACGAATCAATATACGGAGGCGGGGGTGAGTAAACGTGAAGTAACTGAACTGGATCTCCGTATGCCTGAATTTCGAGATAGCAGAATTACACCTGACATGTGTGAATTTGATGAAAAAGGGAACGTGGTACGCAAAGACAGATTTGAGAAAGCTATTAATAAAATACATCTAGGGCTTTGTGAGCTAGGGCTAATGCATCAATTCATGGACTACACAGTTGATGAAGTTGTAGAGCATGTGCGTCAGATCATGATTGAGAAGAAAAAAGGAGCTAGCCATGAGTGAGTTTAAAGTCGGGGATAAGGTTGTTTACACAGATATACAGGGTTCTTGTGTGCTTACTTACGACGGTCAAGATGAAGGGGCATTAAAATTGCATTGGCTTTCATACCCTGATGGAACAACAGGATACATTTTTTCATTAGATAAAATCCGTAAAGCAGAGCCCGAAGAAATAGCAGCAGGCCACCGCATTGACTGCGAAACCCTAGACAAGCCAGAAAACCACATCAGCCCAAACTGCAAATCGAGGGATGTTTGAGATGGATACATTTGATAAATGGTGGGAAGAGAACTACGGGGAATTTAGCGGTCAGTCTGCGCAAACAAAACGTAAGATGAATATGGCTTATGACGTTGGAGTGGAGCACCAGCAAGCGAAAGTGGAGGGGCTGCAAAAGCGGATTGATACAGCATTAGAGAAGATAGATCGTTTTTACAAAGACGGATGCCTATTTCACGAGTGGGTTTATGTGGCAGAGCAAGCGCTCAAGGGGGGAGGAGCACCTAATCTAAACACAGACGATAAAGGCGAATGCAGGCATTTCAGTACAACGATGTTCCATGAGGGTAAAGCTGAATGCTTTCACTGTGATGCTGTAGTTAATGGGGATCGAGAGATTATTGGTAAGCAGTCAAAAGGTTTCTCTTGGCCTGCAAAGGAGCGCGACCAATGACCACATTCAAAGAGGCTCAAATCATCATAGGCATTGATCCTGACTTGCAAAAGTCGGGAGTTGCCATTCTTGGAAATGATCTTCAACTCAAAAATATGACGTTTCATGAAACTATTGAGCTATTCAGAAATGAACAGGACAGCATTAAGAAGGTTGTCATTGAGGCAGGTTGGGAAAATAAGAAAGCAAACTTCCGAGTAGGTGGTGGTCACTCAAGACAAGTGAACGAGCAGATTGCTAGACGTGTTGGAATGAATCATGCGACAGGCATCTTATTGGCAGAAATAGCACAAGCATTGGGACTAGCGGTTTTACTGGTGAAGCCTACTAAATCAAAACTCAATGCAGATGAGTTTAACAAGATAACTGGTTGGCAAGGGCGAACCAATCAAGAGCAGCGTGATGCAGGCATGTTGATCTGGGGAATGAACGGGAAGAAGGTGGCGTGATGGAAATATTTTTAGCAGTTCTTTTGGTGTTTTTTATCTTGTGGTCGTCACCTAAAGGTGCGGTTGCATGTGCAGGTCATGCACTGATAATCACAGCACTCCTTGGAGCAATCACAGTTATGCATATTTACGGTTAAGGGGATAGAGATGAATGCAGTAGTAACGGAAAAATTATCAAATCTTGAATGGGTTGGTCAGCAAATGAGAGCTAAAACGGCAAGCTATGAAACGACTACTGCATCGTCAGGAGAGAAAGCGCCTACTTGGGAAGAGCGTTGCGGGGCCATTGCTTCTATTGAAGATGAGGCAACTAAGGCATATTGCGAAATCTTGGTATGGGGTGATTCACGAGATACAACACAGGCATTCAAGACGCTTGTAGAGCATATCGGTGAAATCCTACACGAGGCGGCAAGTAAAGAGCGCCAGCGCCATCACTTTGACCTTCAATTGTTTTGTACGAAGGTTGCCCGCATGCAAGTATTCTTTTTACTACGACCATGGATTAAGGAAGACCGAACACTACAAGGTCAGTTAAAATTTTGTGGCATTACTGAGATTAAGGCAGACACTTACAGTAAGAACTATGCATACCTTGGTGCAATGGTCGATATAATTCTTAAAGACATGGAAGATGAAATCGATTTCTATGTGGGGCAATACCGAAAAAAGCTAAACAATTGACAGCTAAACGGATTTAAGGTAATGTTTTCCTATACTGGTCGTATTACGGATTTCCGAAGACCAACACATCAAAGCTCACTTAATCGTGGGCTTTTTGCTTTTTGGAGGTTCACATGCTCCGAATAATTCAGCGAATCTTCTGCTTCCATGTTTGGGAATATGAATTGGATTACAACGAAGACCCAATCAAAGAATGCAGAAAGTGTGGAAAGATTAAGTGTTTGTAGCCCTGCGATTGCGGGGTTTTCTTTTTTGGAGAATAAGAAATGCGAATGAGTCGGGTGTTGTTAGCAGCAGCTACTGGAATGATGGCGTTTAAACCTAATTTTGGAACATTGAGTGCTATTTCTGCCATGGGTGGAGAGGTGTCACCATTTGCATTTAAGTCAAAACAAAATAAAGGCAAACCAAACAAGTTAAGTCAAAAGAAAAAACGCCTTATTGCTCGTCGGCTAAATAAACATAAGTGAGCTGCGTATGGACAAAATCGAAGCGAAGAAGAATTTAAATGCTTTGTGCAATGAAATAGAAAAGCTTCAAAATCTTTCACGTGGTTTGATGACTGCTAAAGAGATGCTTGATATTGACGCGAAGATTAAGCGACACAAAGACCAAGTGAAGAATATTAGAAGTAACCTTCATGCGTGATGCAAAGCGACTTGCTGCAATAAGAAAGTTACCCTGTGTTATGTGCGGCTATCCTCACTCACAAGCAGCTCATTCAAACAGTATGAAGCATGGTAAATGTAGGTCGAAAAAGGCGAGTGACGAGTTTACAGTTCCTCTCTGCTACAAATGCCATCATATGTTCGATACCTATCAATTAGGCACAAGACAAGAATCGGAAGCGATGTTTGATCGGTGGTTAGAAAAGACTGAATTTATGTTAAAAATAGATACAAATTCAGACAGTGTTTTTTAATTAAATCATGTAGTTATGGTATAATTTAACTCTATAAATCAATGGTAAATTCTAATGAAAATTACCCTAGAAATTGATGTGCCAGAGTTCGATTGGGTAGATACTCCAACATTGTATAGAACTCCAATTGGTGAGTTTAACGATATCCAAGAAGTTAAAGAAATTGGTCGTTTAATTGAATACCTACAACGCCTTGATGAGATAGAGTGGATTATTAACTCTAACCATCAACATGTTCGACATCCATTTTGTCGTGAGTTAATACGTGATCGTCTGCGCTTTATTCCAGAGAATCAAATTTGGTGGGTTGGTGAGCAATTAAGCCACTTTTTAATGGACTTTAGAGAGTATTCAGGACGTAAATTTTCAGAGTATGAATACAAATATCAAGTCCTTTCAAATGGCAAGAAGATTCAATTCAAAACCTTCTCAATGATGTTTGATACTGAAGAAGCTGCTTTGCGTCATATAGCAAAGGTTTATACATCAAGAAGTGATTTTAAGTTTGCTAAGGTTTAAAACAGAGCGCATGCTTCATCTTAAAGATCATGATGTTTTTTGATATATTTGCTTTTCAATGCATTTATAAAATAGGAAAAGATTGTGTCTGAAACTCCAAAAAGAATTATTCATCTGAGTCGAGCAAAAGCAGATGGGGATAAATATATCTTCAGTGAACAAGCAACATTTAGTCCAGATTTTTATCCAGATAAGTATCATTCAACTGATGGTGGCGAATTTTTTCAGTACAGTTTTAAAAGTAATGAAGATACTAGTTTGCTTTTAATCTACTGTAATAAAGTACTCGATACTGAAGGGCAGCAAGATCTATTGAATAAATGGAGCGCTGAACAAAATTAAAATATAAGCCACCCTCGGGTGGTTTTTTATTGAGGTAGGTATGAGTTGGTCTGTATATGAATATCATGACTCAGTTCATGTGATACCAGAGAATGACTTAAAGCCCCATAAGTATGAGCCAGACTGTGAATGTGGCTGTATCTATGAGGACGGGGTTTATATCCACAATTCTTTTGATGAGCGTGAATTAACAGAGCATTTGCCAAGAAGTTGAGGTCAAAATGGAACCAAGATTCGTCATCAAAAACCATTCTGACATTAATTATGTGACAAATTATCTTAATAATAACCATGCTAAAGCGGCAGGTGAAGGGAAGCCTTTGGTTGTTTTGATAGCACCTCAAGAGAAAGACAGGTCTAAGGCTCAGAATCGCTTGTATTGGATGTGGCTTAATCAGTGGAGTAAGAAGCAGGGAACAGATAAAGACTACGAGCATTTGTTCTTTAAGAAGAACTTCTTAGCAAAGATCTATGACCGTGATGATGTTGGCCAATACAAGAAAACATTCAAGGCTGTTAGAGAGCTGAAGGATTCTAAGCATCCTCTCTACCAAGATGTAGCAAACGGCCTGTGTGAGCTAATGAGCACGACTGATGCAAGTACAGTTCAATTCACTGAATACCTAAACGACATTCACGCATTCTGCAATAAAAACGGGTGTTATTTGGAAACGCCTGATGATTTGAAGTGGGTAATAGCTTGATATATATTTAACTAAAATATTCTCAAGGAACCAAGATGGCAATTGAATTTAAAACTGATCTTTCCAACTTCTACATCAACCCTCAAAAAATCCAATACTTAAATGTGGCTAAAGAAGAAAAAGCTATTTATGTGTTCTTTTCGCAAAATGATTACCTCAGATTATCCTTTGAGAGTGATGCGAAACTCAACGAGAAGCTTCATGAACTGAAAGCAAGTATATAAACAAGCCCTCTTCGGAGGGTTTTTTAATGGGTGAGATTTATGAAAAGACCTTATCCGCCTGAACAAGATAGTCCTTATGCAAATGATGAAGACTTAATCGAAAGTGGCGGTCTACTTCATTTTGAACCCGCTAATAATGATTTATGGCCTTGGATAGAAGATACCTTCTTAAATGAGTGGGGAAAGCTTCATAACCCTGATCATGAACACCTTCTAAGTTTTCAGCCTCCTGAGATTTCATTCTTATGGGCCTACTCTAAATGTGAGGCTAAGGACAAACGTGTATATGGTCAAACCGAGAAAGTAATGATCAATGTGGGTGGATGGCGTAAGCAGCGTCAGGAACTGCAATTGATCAATTGGTTTGGTGATATTCCTAAATACATAATTACTCTGGATGCTCGAGTATGTCAGGTCATGAGTGATACAGATTTTTGCGCTCTGGTTGAACATGAGCTTTACCATATTGGACACAAGAAGAATAAAGACTCTGGCGAGTTTGAATATACATCTGTAGGCGAACCTAGATTGTTTTTACGTGGACATGATGTTGAGGAGTTCCATGGTGTAGTTCAACGGTATGGCGCATCAGAAGAAGTTCAGAAAATGGTTAATCTTGCAAATGAAGGTCCAACTATATCTAGAGCCAACATTGCTCACGCATGTGGTACATGTTTGTTGAAACTAGCCTAGGAGATTCTTTACACATCTATACGACGAGGGGGTTATGGCAAAACTAACTGATCCTATGAAAATCTTTATAGTTCAGTCTCTTGCATGCTTTGAATCACCCCAGCAAGTAGCAGACGCTGTAAAGAACAGATTTAACATTGAAATTGATCGCATGCAGTGCGCTGGGTATGACCCAACCAAAGTGACAGGCGAGAAAATGGCGAAGAAGCTTAAAGAGCTTTTTTATAAAACAAGAGAAGAATTTAAATCCAATGTTTACGATATTCCTCTAGCTAATAAAGCTGTAAGGCTCAATGAACTTCAAAAAATGTATGAAGATTGGGGCAAAAATAAAATCATGAAACAAGGCATCATCAAACAGATTCGAGATGAAATGCATGGACATGATTTACAGCTTATTGATATCGAATTGAAGAAATTAGAAGTTCAGCGTATTAGAGATGGCGAAGATGGTGCAGGGGATGATCCAACACCTGTAAATGTCACTATTCATGTTGTAGATGCGAGTAAAAAAGATGCCGAACATCAATCCAACACTGAATGTGCCTCAAGCTAACTTTCTTCAACTACCAAATAAATTTAGAGCGTTCGTTGCAGGTTTTGGTTCAGGTAAAACATGGGTTGGATGTTCAAGTCTTTGCGATAAGTCTTGGGCATTTCCTAAAGTACCTTTGGGTTACTTTGCTCCAACCTACCCACAGATCCGAGATATCTTCTTCCCGACAATTGATGAGGTTGCATTTGATTGGGGCTTAAAGACTAAGATCTACGAGTCCAACAAAGAAGTTGATATCTACTATGGGCGACAGTACAGAAGCACAATCATTTGTCGCTCAATGGAAAAGCCCAACACTATTGTAGGTTTTAAGATTGGTCATGCACTGATTGATGAGCTAGATGTGATGACTAAGGTCAAGGCTCAGCAAGCTTGGCGTAAGATCATTGCTCGCATGCGTTATAAGCAAGCTGGGTTGTTGAACGGCATTGATGTGGCAACAACACCTGAAGGCTTTAAGTTTACTCATGAGCAGTTCGTTAAAGAAGCAAACCTAAGTGATGCTAAGCGCGCCCTATATGGAATGATTCAAGCCTCTACATACGACAATGAGGCTAATCTTCCAGATGATTACATTGCATCCTTGTTTGAGTCTTACCCACCTCAGTTGATTTCTGCCTATTTAAAAGGACAGTTTGTCAATTTAACGAGTGGCGCTGTATATCCAGACTTTGATCGAACCTTAAACCATACAGATGAAGAAATAAGACCGAATGAGGCCTTACTCATTGGTATGGACTTCAACGTCTTGAAGATGGCTGCTGTGATTTATGTCATTCGGAATGGTAGACCAATGGCCTTGGATGAAATGGTTGGTGTTCGTGATACCCCAACAATGGCAGACCTTCTGATTGAAAGATTTCCTAACCATGAGATGACGATTATCCCTGATGCGGCAGGTCAAGCGACATCCTCTAAAAAGAGTAGTGAATCAGATCATGCAATTTTAAGACAGAAGGGTTTAAGGGTAGAGGTCAATACGACGAACCCAAACATTAAAGACCGTATTAATGCAGTAAATGCTCTGATCTTAAATGGCAATGGTGAGCGAACACTCTTAGTCAACACAAATAAATGCCCAAGGCTTACAGAGACTTTTGAGCAGCAAGTTTATGACGATTTTGGAATGCCCGATAAGAAATCAGGCTTGGACCATGTTGGAGATGCAGGCGGATATCCTCTTGCTAAACGCTTCCCGATTATTCGTCCTGCAAGATCACTAGATATAGGAATGGTTTACTAATGCCAGTTAATACTGAACATCAAGCTTATGCAGACATGAAAAAGCGTTGGGAAACTATCGACGATGTCTGTGATGGTTCTGCCAAAGTAAAAAAACGAGGCGAACTTTATTTACCGAAACCCAATGTATCGTCTGACTTAATGCAGAATGATCAATATTACTTGGCTTATTTAACCCGTGCTGTCTTCTATGAGATTTCAAAAGACACATTAACCAAGATGGTCGGTGTGGTATTTGCTGAGGATCCAACATTCGAACCGGATGGAATGGATTTTCTTAAATACGATGCAGATGGTACAGGTAAGTCAATATATCAAGTTGCTCAATCTGCTTTACAAGGTCAATTAAAGCATGCACGTGGTGGATTATTTGTTGATTATCCAACTACAAATGGCAATGTATCTTTGCAACAAGCTGAAAACTTAGGTATTCGACCAACAATCCTATTCTATGACTCTCTTAGTATTATCAACTGGAGTCTAAAGCGAGTTGGTTCGGTCTATAAACCTGAGCTTATTGTTTTGCATGAGAAGTCAACTGAAAAAGATCCAGAAGATGAGTTCTCTAAGAAGGAAATCAATACTTACCGAGTCCTTCGCCTTGACGATAAGAATGAATATAACGTTCAGGTGTATTCAGATAAGTCGGGTGAACTACAGGGTGGGGATATCAACTATCCAACAAATTCATTAGGCCAAAGATGGAATGAAATTCCTTTTATTCCTTTGGGGTCTTTGGCTAATGATTGGAATATTGACCCGATACCTTTAGAACCGATTGTCACTATGAATCTAGCCCATTATCAGAACAGCGCAAGCTATGAAGAAATGGTGTTTATCTGTGGACAGGCCCAACCAGTTATTAATGAACTTGATACTGAGTGGCGTGATTGGTTGCAAAAGGAAGGCATTCGTTTAGGTTCCAAGAATCCTTTAATGCTTCCTAAAGGCTCATCATTTGATTACAAGCAAGTAACTGAAAGCACCTTAGCCAAGCAAGCTATGGATGCTAAAGAAAAATACATGCAGGCAATGGGGGCGAAGATTCTTGAAACAGAACAAGCCAATAAGACTGCCACAGAATCAAATAATGAGAAGTTAGCTCAATACAGTGTGCTGTCTTTATGTGTGGCCAATACCAATGAGGCGATGGAATATGCCATCAAGTGGTGTGCTGCATATTACGGAAGTGGTTCTAAAGCGAAACTTACAATTAAGCAAGACTTTGCTAAAGGTAAGCTTGACCTTAATACACTTAAGTTCTATTGGGAAATGGTGCTTGCAGGTCGCATGAGTATGGAAACATTCCATGAGATTCTAACAACGGGCAAAGTACCAGAGATTAGTTTTGAAGATGAGCAGCTTCGTGTTGAAAGTGAAGCGGTCAATCGACCAATGACCGGATATACACCAGGAGTGACAAATGAACAGCCAGTTGTCACAACAAGCACTTCTTGATGCTCTAATATCACATCAGGCTTATCTGTATCGGCTTTCATCAACTGAAATCAACAATCTCCTAGCTCAATTTGATTCTCTTTCATTTGAGATGTTATCTAAGTTGAGAGATTTGCTTGATGAACTGTCAGATGCTGAAAAGACAGCATTGATGGCAGGGCAATACACAACACCTGTTTTAAAAGAAGTTAGGACATTGGTTCAGACTTGGCAGGCAAGTATTGCATCAGGGTTGCTTGAGAGCTTCACAGTAAGCGCTACAGCTTTAGCAGTATACGAAGCTTTATATCAGGCTAAAACCCTTGCTAATCGCAAAATAGAGCCAAATGGTAAGACACTAATCAATAAGGCCAAGAAGGCACCTTTAAGTGGTGGTGTGTTACTTGATTCTATCTTTGCGAGAATTGCCGATGATGTTCGTGTCAGGGTAGAGCAAACACTTAGAGACGGATTATCACAAGGCCAGACTAATCAACAAATTGTCCAACGAATTAAGGGAAAGAAAGCTCTTAATTACCAAGATGGATTGCTTGATCAGAGTAGAAACCAGATTTCTACAATGGTTCGTACTGCTCGGAGTCATGTATCTAATGTGGCCTTGAATGAAACATACACTGCCATTGGTGTTGAGTATGTGAAGTTCATAGCAACACTGGATAGTCGCACTTCTAAAATCTGTATGGGCTACTCAGACAAGGTTTACAAGAAAGATGAACCTCATCCTGTGCCACCACTTCACCCGAACTGTAGATCGATTCTAATACCTGTTGTAGATCCATCAGGTAAAACAATCGGTATGCGTCCATTCAACAACAAAGTGAAAGGTGAAGGCGAAATAGGCGTTGTTGATTCAAATACAACGTTTAAAGGCTGGTTCGATAAGCAGGATGTGGTTTTTCAAAAGTCTTGGCTTGGGCCATCACGATACAAACTTTTCAAAGAGGGTAAATACTCTCTGGATAAGTTTGTCGATCCTTTAACGGGTCAGCCATTCACACTTGCAGAACTCAAAAAGCTTGATGAAGAAATGTTTAAGAGGTTGGGATTATGATCATTGATTTAACAGGCGAAGGCTCATTAGAGCTTTCAAGACTTTCAACGCGAAGTAAGTTCAGATTGCGTCGATGGCTTAGAAGAATTAACAAACCTACCAAATAAATTAAACCTTAGCACCTTCGGGTGCTTTTTTATTGCCCGCAGTTTGTGACTGCAAAACCGCTCAGGGAGCATAACATGAAATACAAACTCGATAGCCTAGAGGGCTTATCTGAAGAAATGAAAGCACTTTACGAAGAAAAAGATGGTGCATTTTATTTAAAAATTGAAGGTCTGCCGCAGCAAGACAATAGTGATATTGAAGGCCTTAAGAAGAAAAACGAAGAATTGCTTGCTGAAAAAAAGGCTGAGCAAAAGAAACGTCAAGAGGCTGAAGATCAAGCTCGCCGAGAAACTGAAGAAGCAGCACGCAAGAAAGGCGATATAGCCGCATTGGAAGCATCTTGGCAAACCAAACTTGAGCAAGCCGAAGCTAAACATACAGAAGCGACCAAAGCACTGCAAGACCAAGTCTACAAATTAACTGTCGGGCAAACAGCACAATCATTAGCAAGTGAGCTTTCTATCAAAGGCTCGGAGGCAGTATTGCTTCCACACATTACAAACCGTCTTCAAGTTGAAACAACTGAAAGCGGTGAAGTCAAAGTACGTGTACTAGATTCGCAGGGCAAACCTAGTGCATTGAGTATTGATGACCTCAAAAAAGAGTTTCGCGGCAATGTGGCATTCAAGCCATTAATTGTTGCTTCAAATGCGTCAGGAAGTGGGGCTTCTGGCGGTGGTTCAGGTGGTGGAGCTGCCAAGAAACCAAGTGAAATGACCACGCAAGAGCGTTTGGATTTCCAAAAGAATGATCCTCAAGGGTTCCAGACAGCAGTAGCGAATGGCGAATTTAATAATTAATTATTGGGAGTAACTCCATGCCTTCTTTAGTAGAAGTATTTAACCGTGACGTAGTTTTATCTTATCTGCGTCCAAACCCTGTGGCAGTTTCGCCACTTGTACAATCTGGTGCATTTGTTTCGGATGAATCATTACGTCCATTGCTAACAAGCGGTTCTTCAACCTTTGTTGTCCCATACATCAACGGTGTGGATGGCAATGTTGAACAGAACTATGGCAACACCATTCTGACCGATATTGCAATGCCTCGCTCAATCGATGCAGGTGAAATGCAAGGCCGTGTTGCATTTTTGAACGAAGGTTTCCTTGAGTCAGTTCTTGGGCAATATTTATCTAAAGTCAATTCACTTGAGCTTATCGGTGGAATGCTGAATAAGTATTGGCAACAAGCCGCTGAAAACCGAGCTTTAGCAACAGTTATTGGTTTGCGTAATTATGACCAAGCAAACGGTAAACGATTCACTACTGATATTTCCTTAGCAACCGCGACAGATTCGTCTCGTTGGTCAGTAGACGCTTATATCGATGCTGAAAGCACAATGAATGCAAGTTTGCGTGGACGTGGTGTGATGTTTGTGCATTCACGTATTGCTGCAAAGATGCGTAAACAACAATTACTTGAAGAGGTAACCACTAGTGACAACTTGCCTCCAATCAAGGTTTACAACGGCCGCGCGGTCATTGAAACAGACCGAAACACGCAAATCGGCACTGGGGCAAATGCTAAGTTTATTTCTATTCTTGCTGGTCCACGTGCATTTGCATATGACTCAGTGCCTGGGGCGAAGGACTTAAAAGTTGAAGAAACCCAATCAACTGGTAATGGTGCCGGTCATGAAACCCTTTGGACTCGTCGCAATATGTTGATCCATCCACAAGGTTTTAGCTTCATTGCACCTAAAGACACTTTAACCGGTGGTACTGAGCGTGAATCTTTAAGTGCTTCTTGGGCAGATTTACAAAAAGCTGAAAACTGGGATCTTGTGACGTCACCAGAAGACACCTCAATCCGCTTCCTAATTACTAACCTTTAAGGAGATCAGTCATGGCTGAGAAGCAACCAGACTACAAATACCAATACCCAACAGACCGCCGATATGCTGATGATGCAACTGACACATTAGCAGCGGGCACAATGTTCGATCCTGCCAAAACAGCAGCAGATTATGGCATCACAGACCCTGAAGTAGCGGTTCCAGTGCCAGAAGCTCCGCTTAATGGTGGTGCATAACTAAAGCAGGGCGGCTTTCGGGCCGTCCTTCTTAATTAGATTTTTAGGATTAAGCTATGAACTATGTGACAGTCGAAAGTGTGACTTTAAAGCTAGGGCCTAACTGGTGGGGAACTGGTGATCCTAACCTTGCTGTAATACAGGCTAATGCGTGGCTTAATGCTAGAAATTTACCAGAATATCCAGAAGGCGAAGTTCCAGATGCAATTCTTACAGCAGGTGCTTACTTAGCGAAACTTGCTGCAACTGGTCAACTCTATACAACAAAAGAAGGTGTTGTTGCATCTAAAACCGTCTCAGCGCAATCAGGTACGTCTGTAAGCAAAACCTATGTGTCTGGCAAAGAAGAGTCAATCAGTGGCGATATGCAATTCATCCTTGACCTGCTTGGGCCTTTTATGGGCGAGAAGTATCACATCAACACTTATGTCATTACGGAGTAAGCCATGGGAATGCGTGATGAGATTCAGCAAGAACTGGCAGTTGCTTTTAATGAAGAAGATGAGCTTGCAGACGCGGTGGATACATTTACATGTACCCGTAAAAAGCTTGTTAGCTCTAATCCAGCCATAGGTGAGGATGAATACACCGAATATGTATATGGGGGTCGTGGTGTCTTATTTGGAAGCTGGTCAAAAGATTTGGTTAAGCCTATCGATTACCGAGCAACAGACTCTAAAGCCGTGCTACTGCAAAATGAAGTGAAAGATGCGGCTGAAACTTTAGTTGAACCAGATGTGAATGATATTTGGGTAATTGAAGGTGGTAATTATCGGGTTATGAGTTGTGGTCATGATCCAGCGGACGCAACATGGATTGCCCAATTGAGGAAGGTGTAATGATTAAATTGGATGATGGAAATCTAATTACTCAGGCCATTAATGAAGGTGGCGTTTATCACGTTGAAGTTCGCAAATCGAACAATGGACCTAAAAAAGTGATGTTAGATGGCGAAGAATGTAAGTTCGTTATCTTTGCTGACACCAACAAGGGTTACCTAATTCGGCATAAAACAACTATGGATGGTCGGGTTGTTACTGTAGGGAGTGAAGCAGTATTTGAAATTCTGTTTGGAAAAGTAGAGGTGATTACCGATGGGCTGGAACAACAAACCGAGTGCCTTCATTAAAACAATTGAAGCCGACCTTACAAAAAAACAAAAAGATATTGTCATTGATGCATTGGGTGGGGTTGTATTAGCCAGTCCTGTAGACACAGGAGCTTTTAGAGCATCACACAGAGTCAGCATTAACCAGACTGACCAATCGTTTAATGAATCAGAGAAAGACAAGGGTGGTGGCTCAACCATTAGTAAGGGCACAAGCGCTCTATCTCGCCTAGTTCCTTACTCAACTGTCTACATCCAAACAAATGCGCCTTATGCGACTAAGATTGAGTATGGCGACTTCACAGATAAGCCTGAAACAACGAAAACTTCAGGCGGATATTCAAGACAAGCCCCTCAAGGTGTCTATGGCCTAACTTTTAATTATATTGCTCAGAAATACGGTGGTTAAAATGGCAATGACTTTAGATCAAGCACGACAAGCCATTATCACTAGAGCAATGGCATTTACTGGCGTTGAGCAAACAAGAATTAAATATCCTAATAAGGATTTTACAGTTCCTGCTGATGGTCTTTGGTGTGACATTAACGTGTTGTGGGGTGGTTCAATCATTGCAGCAATTGGTGATACACCTTGCACAAGACGAACAGGGATTATCTCTATCAACTGCATGGCCCGTTTAAATACTCATGAATTGGCAATAACAAAACTTACAGATGCTTGGCTAGCTCACTTTGAATATTTCTCAGTCGGTCAATTAGAGTGCTTACAGGGTCAAGTACAAAACCTTGGCAACAACGGTGATTTCTTGCAGTACAATGTCTCTATAAGTTATCGGGTGAATTGATATGATGTGGAAAAAATTAAAAGAAGAGAAGCCTGTAAGCGCAGGGCGGTATCTTGTCGTTATTGAAGGTCCTCATTATGAAATTGTTGATATCAGTTACTACAATGGTGGATTTTTTAAAGTAGACGATGGTGAAAAAGTTATTAAATGGCAAGATTTGCCATCAACAAATGATTAGCAATTAAAAGCCTTATTCAAGCATAAGGGGTGAATCGATATGAATGACTACCAAAAAATGCTTCAAGAAATAGAGCAGAAAAAGTCAGAACTTGAGCAAGAGTTGATGCAGCTTGTCAGTGACAAGGTCAACGAATGGCAGAGTGAAAATAATCTAACAATCAAAAGTATTTACATTGATCTTGCCGATGTAACTTCACTAGGTGGGAATAAGAAATACATCGTATCTGGTGTATCTGTAGACATAGATTACAAGCCTTAATCACACAACAAACCTAATTAACTTTTAAACGAACCTGTCCTTAGTGGCAGGTTTTTTTATGTCTGAGTGTTTTATTTGCATTCTCCATTCAGGCTCAACACAACTCTAAGGAGTAAAACTATGAATGCGAAATTTAATCCTGTAACTAAATTAGTTGATGTTCAAAAAGGCGAACCAACAACGACCACTCTACAAATTGCACTAGGTCTAGGATTAACACATAAGTCTGTTATCCAACTGGTTCGAACTTATCTACCTGATATTCAGGAGTTTGGAAGGGTCAGATTTGAATCATCGAATTCCGCATTTGAAATGGCGAATTCTGGATTTGATGTCCGAAATTCAAATCAAGGTCGCCACACTCGTTATGCAATTCTAAATGAACAGCAAGCATATTTCTTAATGACATTGATGCGTAACAGTCCACGCGTAATCGATTTCAAAAAAGCGTTAGTAAAATCATTCTTTGAAGCAAGAACACTATTACAAACAGACTACTTTGCTTTGATTCAGCAGCGTGAAGCATTAACTGCAAAACTTGATTGTGAGAAAGAAATAGCTAGTTCGTGTGGTAAAGGTCTAGCTGCTTGGAAAAAGCAACGAGATTGCCTGACAACAGCTATTGCTAATGTTGATCGACAAATTCAGCCATGTCTATTTGAAAGTGAGGGCATTTGAAATGAAAAATAATGAATGCAATTCCGAAGATAAATTCCAAAAATTCAAGAAAAAAGAATTAATTGTGTTGTTAAGAAATTCTCTGAAAAGAGAATCAGATCAAATGCTAAGTAACTGGTGTGCAATAAGTAAAAGAGATGTCGAGATACATCATCTTGAATGGCAAATATTTAAAAAAGATATTGAAATTTCAAGACTTAAAAAAGAGATAAAGCCAAATAACTTCTGGCTAAAAATGTCAATTGCATTGGGCTTCTTATTCTTTCTCTCGATCATAATTTCAATTTCAAAATTAACTTAGACAAAAGTTTATCTAAATCCAATGCCCTCAATTCGAGGGCTTTTTAATGCCCGAAAATCAAGGAGACAACCATGTCGAGTGGTGCAAAGATCCGTCTTTACTATGCTGAAGAGCAAACCCCCGAAGTATTACCAACTACACCTGTTTGGAAAACTGTTCGTCGTGTCACTGATGGTTTAACTGAAAATGTCACTACTGAAGCTTCAAGCAGCGTGGCAGATAATCGTTTCCGCCAAGGTGGTATGGCTACTGAAGCAGAAATTATTGGTTCTCTTGAAGTAGAGCTATCAATTGGACTGTTCGATGACTTCTTGTCAGCAGTTGCAATGAACAACTGGGCCAGTGATGTTCTTAACTTTGGCGGCAACGTTCGAAAGACATTTACCTTCGTCAAAGTATATGAAGACATTAATCAGGTATTTATTTACCGAGGTGTGCGCTTCAATGAATTTACTATGTCGATTGCCACTACAGGAAAAATCACAGCTACATTTGGCTTGATGGGTACTCTATTTGAGCGAACTACTACAAACCCTGTAACTTCACCTTTACCAGTACCTGAATTAGTCCTTGTTTCAGCTCTTAACGTTGGTGACCTCAAAGTTAATGGTGAAACTGTGGTGGGTACTGCTTGTATGCAGTCGCTTGAATTGACTATCAACAACAATATGGAAGCAATCCGCTGTATTGGCTCTCAGAAGCTCACTGCTACTCTGTATCTGGAAAAGATCGTAGATGTAACTGTTAACACTCAATACATGTTCTCGGCTCAATCCGCAGCTTATATCGACTTCATCAAATCTCGTGACACGATGCCTTTAGAATTCTCTATTGAAGATGATGCTGGTAACGGTTATGCCTTCCAGTTCCCACAATTGGAAGTGGCGGAAGCTAATCATCCGGATGGTGGCGGTGAAGATACGATTACTATCGATATCAACTACAACCATATTCGTGTGTCACCGATTATTACCCGTGTAATTGCACCGGTAACGCCTTAATACTGATTTGGCAGCTTAATTGCTGCCTTCTTTTTTGGAGAAATAACATGGCTCTTGAAGTCAATATTCAAAGAAATAAAGACGTCAGTTTGTGGCGCGGATATAAAGATAAAGAAGGTAATGTGCTTGCTGAGTTCAAGATCCGAGGCATTGGATATAAGCCTTACCAAGTAGCACTTGAACGAGCAAACAATCAAATTTCTGCTAAAGGTTTTGATGTAACAAAGGCTACAGCAGAAGATAAACTCTTTCATGAATTGGTTTTAGAAGCAGTAGCATCGCATCTAATTGAAGATTGGAAGGGGGTAGTTTTTGTTGAAGAAGATCCTGAAGGTGATCTAGTTAAAACAGAACCCACGTTCAATGGTGAGAATGCTTTCAAGTTGCTAAATATGGGTGATTTAGGCGTTTCAATCTGGTCATTTATCCGTACTGAATCTGAAAAGATCCAATCTGAAGCCAATCAATATCGAGATGATGTTGTGGGAAAGTCACAACCCTCTACACCTACGCGAACAAATACGCGGGGCTCACGGAGCACGAAAAAAAGCAAAGAGAAGCCCTCGGTGTAAAGCTGCCTGATGCGCCAGACTATTCCTATGTAGCAAACGCCATACTTTCTGCATACAACACAATTGCAAGATCTAGACGCTATGAACAAGGCGTTCCTCTGGCGTTAGATATTGCTTCAATTAATGCTTATGTTGAGCAATACGAACTACCCGTTGAGCGCTACATATTTAATGACTGTATCTTTACACTCGACGATATGTTCTTAGATGAGGCGCATAAGAAGGCGACAAAAAAAGCACTGTAAGGTGCTTTTTTATTGGGGTTTAGTCATTTTGAGTATTACTTGATAATAATTGCTAGATTGCGTGTTGATAATTCTTTTAGCGACTTCAAGCATGACTGAACCACCCTCCATCGTATCAACTTCTAGGAGATCCCCTTTAACAGGGATTCTGTTTGGCTCAAATTGTAAATACAAATGTGACTCACCAAACCCTATACCATATGGAGCATCAATATCATGATCAATAAAAAGAGTAACATGAACTTTATTGCTGATATCGATTTTTTCTTTTGGGTCTAAGCTCTCTTCTAGACGAGCAATGATTTCCTGATTTATTGATCTGTTATTTTCTTTTGCTGAGTTCATAACTTTGTCACGTAATTCTTCATTCCAACGCAACTTATATTGAGGGTCTTTTTGATTCTCACTCATTGAAATAAACCATATACCGCAAAAATAACATACTCATCATAAAGTACCTCTTTGATGTTGACAATGACATAAAAGAGGTACATTATAAACGTACCTAAATGATGTTATGGAGGAAGCATGAGTATTAATCAGAAAGGTCAGCAATATAAATTAAGATTCTTAGATGCTAAGGATCATGAGGCTTTAAAACAAAGAGGGCGAGAAGAAGATAGATCGCTTAATTATTTAATCAATCAAGCGATTAAACAATTTTTACAAACCAAAGAGAGTGCGAAAGCATGAAATTTAACAGGCACAAAAAAACCTTGCCATCCGCCAAGATTAAACAAGGTTCAGTTGTGTCACAGAGGACTATAAACTATGGGTACTATACCATTCCAATTTAAAAGTGACAAGGTTCCAGACCTTCTAGACCTAATCACTCAAACACCAGACGCTTTATTTGAAAAAGTGGCTTGTAAAAAAGTTGCAGCGACAAATGAAGAAGAGGACTTTCTAGAAAATGTGAGTAAAGCTGCTGAGAACGCAAATACACCAATATTAATGGGTATTAGTGCAATAGGTGAACTGCTTGCTCATGTAACTGATGAAGTTCGTATTGAAGCCATTAATGATATTGGTTGGCTAATCCATTCACTCGGTGTGCAAGCTAATGCAGTTTGCAAACTGAAAGAAGATGCTGAGGTTCTACTAGCTGAAAGTAGAAAAATCAAAATTGCTTCGGTAAATGGAGGGCTAATGTCATGAATGCAGCAGTTAATCAACTAGTGGAAGTTGCCAACAAGCAAACAGCAATTATTGAATACAAGTCAATGCCTGTTGTATTAACAGAGCAATTGGCTGATCTGTATGGAACAGAGCCAGTTAATATTAAGCAGAACTTTTCACGAAATAGTGAACGATTTATTGAGGGCAAGCATTATTTCAAACTTGAAGGCGCTGAATTAAAGGAATTTAAGGACATGGTGACTGACAGTCACTATGTTCCAAAGAAAACAGCTCGTCTTATGCTTTGGACAGAACGTGGTGCAGCACGTCACGCTAAGATTCTTGATACCGAGCAAGCATGGGAAGTTTTCGAGCAGTTGGAAGATTGCTACTTTAATAAGAAGGAAGCATCTACAAACACTGGCATTAACGAACTCATGCCGCAAACATATCTTGAAGCTCTTAAAGCATTCGTTGCGAGTGTAGAGCAAAAAGAATTGATTGCACGTGAGAGAGATCATGCAATTGCAACAAAAGCTGAAATTAGTGACAAGAAAACGGCTACAGCAATGGCAACTGCTTCTGTTAAGAGTCGTCAAGCTGAGAAGTTGAAAGAGCAGATTGGTGAATCTAGGAACTATGCATCAATTAAAGCGGTTGAAAGTAAAACTGGTAAATCATTTAAGTGGCGTGAATTGAAAAAATGGTGCACGGAAAATGGTAAGAAGATTAAAGACATTGCTGATGCTAATTATGGGTCTGTAAAGATTTACCATAAAGATGCATGGAAAGCAGTATATGGAATTAATCTAACTGACTACTTTGCCGCTTAACCATATAACAAAACCTATGCTATAAATACCCTCAAATATGAGGGTATTTTTATGAAAAAGATTATTTTGCTTATAACAATGATTCTTTTACCAATAGCAAGTTTTGCTAAAGGTAATGCATATGGGAATACTGAATGGGGAATGACTCCAGCACAAGTTATTGAGGCTGAAAAAGGGAAGGCTATAGAGATCCCACCAGTTCAATACCTTAATGCTGTTGGTAAGGTGAAAATTGATGGTATAGCTATTTCAACTGGAACATATACTGCTAATTTCATATTTGATGATAAAGATCACTTAATTCAAACCAATATAGTTAGTAATGAGCAAAACAATAGAGTTATTGCTCTATCACAATTCAATGAGTTGCATAGACTATTAACGCAGAAATATGGTGAGCCAGTTTTTAAGTCATTAAATAGGGTTTCATGGAAAACTAAAGAAACAACAATTGAGCTTTCACACTCATATATTCCCAATTCTATTGTTAGAACGTCTATTAGATATGTCCCAAACACTAAAATTGAACAAGATACTTCAAACCTTTAATTATCTAAACTGAAGAAAAGCCCTGCATTTGCGGGGTTTTTTATTGCCTAGAGGAAAGTAAGATGGCACAAGAATCACGTCTCGTCATTGTAATTGATGCTAAAAATGCAGAGCGTAATGCGCGCAATCTAGGCAATGAATTGGATAGCATTGAGCGTAAAGGTGACTTTGCAACCAAATCAATGGATGGGTTGTCTGTAGCAACACGTCAGCTTGCTGGATACATGGCAGGTTTGGTTACTGTGAGTGCAGCAATCTCTAAGATGGATACTTATACAGGTCTTCAAAACCGTCTGAAGTTAGTAACCAGCAGTCAGATTGAGTTAAATAAAGCAACTGAAGATACTTTCCGTATTGCTCAAAATACTCGTTCAGCTTGGGATAGTGTCATTCAGGTATACCAGCGCTTTCAAGACAACTCTAAAACATTAAATATCAGCATGGCAAAAACTGCCGAGCTAACAGACACTGTATCTAAGGCAGTTGCAATTAGTGGAGCTAGTGCCGCTTCAGCAGATGCTGCTCTTGTGCAGTTTGGGCAAGCATTAGCATCTGGTGTATTTAGAGGTGAAGAATTTAACTCGGTTGCTGAGCAAGCACCGGGTCTTTTAAAAGCCATTGCGAATGGTTTGGGGGTGAACATTGGTGAGCTTAGATCAATGGCCCAAGAAGGGAAAATTACAAGTGATGTTTTAGTAAAAGCACTAACAAATGCAAAAGCGTCAGTTGATGAATTGTTCTCAAAAACTGATCTTACAATTGGTCAATCACTAACCGTTTTAAATAATGAAATTACCAAATTTGTAGGCGAGGCAGGTAAGGGTTCAGGTGCGGCACAGGTATTAGCTGGTTCTATTCAGACTTTAGCGGGGAACCTAGATGTTTTAACCTCTGCAATGATGGTAGGTGGTGCTTATTGGTTAGGAACATATATACCAGCAATTTATGCTTCAGGTGTGGCAGTAGCTGCTAAAACTAAAGAATTAGCCGCACAAACTTTTGCACAATACACAGCATTACAGGCAGACCGAGCAGCAGCTGCTCAACAGGTAATTAGCACTCAAGCAGTTGTTACAAATACCCAAGCAACTTTAGCTGCTATTGCTGCTGAGAAAGCTTTAGAGGTACAGCGCCTAAAATCACAAATTACTGAGAAAGGCAGAACTGCGACTTTAACTCGTATGGCTGAGTTAAAGAAAATTGAAGCACAAGTTACCAGAGAATTAGCGGTGGCCGAAGGTGCATTAGCAAGTGCGCAAGCAAGATCAGCAGCAGCAGGTGCAGCGAGTGTTGGGATCGGATCACGACTTTTAGGTTTGCTTGGTGGGCCTGTTGGTATTGGCATTACTGTTGCAAGTTTAGCTGCTGGATATCTTCTGATGCGAGACAATGGCGATAAGGCCAATGATATGCTTGAAAAGCAGTCGCGTTATGCTGGTATGGCAGCTGATGAACTTATGAAGCTTGAAGGTGCCCAAAAGCGTGCAGCGGAAGGTGAACTGACAAAGCAGCTAAGTTTGCAAAATGCTCAATTATCGAAGTCTCAGAATGAGTTTTTGTTACTTACCCAATCTATTAGCGATAACAACAAACAAAGTGCTGAAGCTTATCGAATCTGGGCAGAGCTAAAAACTGGTGTAATTGATGTTAACCAAGCGTTTAGTAAATTAAATCAGCTTTCTTTTATAAATGCAGATCAGATCAATCAATTGACTGATAGTAAAAAGAAAGTTGATGAGAATTCTAAAGCTGTGAAACAGACAAACTCTGAGTTAAATCAGGTTCGTTCTTCAGGTGCCAATGCAAAAGCAGGTTTCAATGATGTTAGTCAAGGTGCAAAGGGAGCGGTTCAAGATGTAACTGAGCTTAATAAAAAGCTAAAAGACATCAATAAATCGCTTACAGATCGCAAATGGGATGCCGATTTTAAATCTCTGTTGATTGGTAAGTATGGAAAATCTGCTGAAGAAGCTGAACTCTTATTGCAGACATACCGTGAAAACCAGAAGAAGGGTGTTGCTAGTGTCACTGACGAGCAAAAGAAAGTTATTAAAGGGATTGTTGATCAGGAAAGTGCACTTGAAAACCTTGTAAATAAAGATAAGGAACGCACCAAGGAGCTACAGAAACAGCAAAAAGTTCTTTCTGTTAATGCCAAAGTTCAAGCACTATCTAACAAATATGATATTTCAGGAAAGGCTGCTGCTGCTGGAATACCACAGGGCCTGATTGAAGGCATGATTATGCAAGAGAGTAGAGGAGATACGTATCGAAAAGGGAAACTTCTAACTTCACCAGTTGGTGCACAAGGCCTCGCGCAATTTATGCCAGGCACTGCTAAACAATATGGTGTCGATGTTAAGAGTGAAGAATCCAGTATTAATGGAATGATTAAGTATGTTTCTGATCTTCTTAAGATGTTCAAGGGAGATGTGGAGAAGGCTGTAATGGCCTACAACGCTGGTCCTAAAAATGTAAGAACTGGGAAGGCATATGGATTCAAGGAAACTAGAAACTACCTTTCGAATGTAAAGTCCTTTGCGGCAGGTAAGAACGGCTATTCAGAGGGGGACATCACATCCAAAGATTTCAATAAAATGCTTGAAGACTCAGCCAAAATGGCAGAAGAACAAGCGAAGTTGCGACTTCAATTGGAAAATGATGTAGCCAATGAAGTGACCAAGATTAGAAATGATCTTGCCAAGAAATTGGAGGATGTTGATAAAGCTAACTTCACACCTGAACGCAAAGCTGAAATTAAAGCAGAATTGCAAGCACGAGCTGACAATGATGTTGCCATAGCCCAGCAAGCTCTGAAAACCAAACTTGATGACTTCAAACAGTTCAACATGACTGAGGAGCAATTACTTAAAGATAATTTTGACCGCAAGAAGTTTAATGCGGCTCATGATATTGAATTAAGTAAAGATCAGCGTGATGAGGCTATTAAATATCTAGATCAGCAATATCAGCATGAACAAGGCTTAATTCAGTTGGCTAGAGAGCAGCGAGTATTACAAGCTAAACAGTCTTATATGCATGAAATAGAGTATATGAAGGAGAGGTATCGACTCGAAAGAGAAGAAATAATTAAGACTACTAGAGACCCAGTACTTCAAAATCAACTTTTGAATGCTTCTTATAGGTCTGAGGACTTCGAAGTCCAAGGAAAAAGGAGAAATGCATGGGATAACTTTAGAGGATTGAATGGCGAACTAAGTGAGACAAATGACTTCCTGCAACTTGATAAGAGCAAAGAATCTCGATCAAGTGTTGTTGAGGAGGCCATGAAAAACAATCTCATAACTGAAGAAGAAGGTAAGAGTAAGCTTCTTGATATTGAAGAGCGGTACCAAAGAGCAAAACTCGACCTTCAAATGTCATATGGTCAGCAAATTACAGGATCTGTTGCAGACATGTTCAAAACTATGGGTGGAGAGCAATCTAAAGCCTATAAAATTATGTTCGCAGCAGAACAGGCTTTTGCTATTGCCCGTTCAATTATGGCTATTCAGACAGGTATTGCTGAAGCAGCCGCAAATCCTTTCCCGTACAACTTGGCTGCTATGGCAAGTGTCGCAGCAAGCACTGCAAGCATTGTTTCGAATATCCAGTCGGTATCAGGCATCTTTCATGGTGGTAAAGACTATGTTCCTAAAGAGGCGACTTATCTTCTAGATAAAGGTGAACGTGTTGTTTCTCCACGTCAAAACCAAGACTTAACAAACTTCTTGGCTTCACAGCGTGAGATGAACCAGTACAACGCCATTAACTCTAATCCTACTAATGGTAGTGCCACTGTCCTAGAGCCAATCGTAAATGTCTACGTCATGGAAGGTCAAACGGCTGACGTGACTAGAAATGACGATGGGTCGTTGGATGTTCGTATCAGACAGATTGCTGGGGAAGTTGCAGAGCAGACTATGGTGGCAGGATTTAACAATCCGAATAGCCGAATTAACAAAGCCGCAAAGCAGAACTTTAACATTGCACCAAAGCGTTAATTTGGAAATTCATCCTGTTTATTCAATAAGCAGGATGATAGATTAATGGCTCACTTTATAACAACTTAGGAGAGAATATGTCTTTTGGTCGTACAAACGCCAATGTGGCCTTGCTTGCTGATTATATTGAACAAAATCCTGAAGAGGACATTGAGGTAACGGTAGTTGCAGGAGGTCAGTTAATTACAGGAAAATTGATTACTGAAGACGCTTTCTTTGCTCTTGATGATAATTTGGGGTTGCAGTTGAACTTCAACAAACATATTAGAGACGAACGAAATAGAATCATTGATCAGATTAACAATGGGAATACTACCGAAGATCTTCCAGACTATCTTTCAGAAGATTTTCTGTACTTAGTGAACGCTGCTTACATCTTGGGGGAAGTTAACTTTTTTGGTCGTCAGGAAGATGGATTAAGTATCCAAGTGCGGATATCAGATGTTTCTGCCTTTTCTTATCGTGGGTTGAATCCTGATCTAAGTACTTGGCAAAAGCTGTAATTATTAAAGTCGTGCATATAAGAAAAGTAATGTAAACGGCATGTAAATAAAACCGTTTAAAGCTACATGTATAAGAGAGAACAAACAAAGAGCTGCCTAAGGGCGGCTTTTTCTATTTCTGAATGTGGAAAAACCGCAGGATGAACTAAAAAATGGAAGGATTTAAAATCCTAAAAAAGCAAAAACCCCAGTGTTAGCGCACTGAGGTTCTTTATCAACTTAACCAGAGCAAGATTAAGGAGAAAACAAATCTATATGGAGCATTTTAAACCAATAGTGGAGTTAATGAAAGTGTGTATTGAAAAATACGGGTTATGGCAGACCATTATTGCCTTTGCAATTTTATTCTCTGTGCCAATAGTACTTTGGAAACTACCAGAAATCATCGCAGCGATTAAAGCTTAAAGCCGACCCAAAATGAGGTCGGTTTTTTTATGAGGCCAATATGAACACATTAAAGTATTGCTCAACACAAGAAGGCTACTCTGCTAGTTTGAAAAGTGGAGTGCTTTCCCAAGAACTAGATGGCGGTGCACCACGTTACCGAAGGGGCTTAAAAAATGGGTATCACACAGTTAGCGTTCAGTGGAAAGTCTTTGATGTTGGGTTTCAATATCTTGATGCGTTCTATAACGTTTGGTGTGAGACACCAGGTCAAAGATTTTATGCTTCGCTTCGGGTGAATGGTCCAGAGTTTAAGCCTTATGAATGCTACTTTGTGGAAGACAGCTTTCAACTAACCAGCATGCAAGGTCCAGTCTATACGGTGACAGCTCAACTAAGAGTCAAGCCAATCGTAGATTCTGAGCTTAACTGGACCATTGTGGATGCTGGTAATGATGGTGGCGACTTGGCGTCACTCGTCAATCCACTTGAAAAACTAGTTAATGAGGATCTGCCAGATGCAATGGAGGGTATTTAGATGCCTGACTATACATCCTTCTTCTTAAACTCAAGCAGTGGTGTAGTTCCGTTGGAGTGTGTTGAGATTTCGCATCCAGACTTTACTGAACCATTCCGCTTTGTGAAAAACGATACTGATGGCGTTGTGGTGAAGCATGAGTCGGCAGGGCCTGATATTTCTTATGAATATCAACCTATGGCTATTCAGCGGTCCACAGTAAACAACGACCTTGATCAGAAGTTAAGTCTCACCATTGCTGATGTGGAAGACGAGTTAATTAAATCTGTTGTATCTGCACGTTTAGGCACTAATTGGAAGGTTCGACCTTCTGTTAGATGGCGCTTATATCGTGATGATGATTTAACAACCCCAATGGTTTCATTGCAGACACTAGAGATTGCCACCTTATCGAAAGACAATTCAGGCAACTGCACATTTGACGCTCAAGCACCTGAACTGAATAGTGTGAAGACTGGTGAAATCTATTCTCTAGAAAGATTCCCATTGTTGCGGGGCATGATATGAACCTAGACCATCTTCATAATCGAGTCTGGACCAAAGACTACACCTGCAATGATTTCCTTTGTGAAGCGTGGGAGGTAGTCACAGGCGAAAAGCTCAAGAAACGCTTAATGGCTTTCCTAAATGGCAAAGGAACATTTACAGAGTTGGAGGCCCCCGAATCTCCCTGCATTGCATTTTTCTCAAATGGACCAAGAAGCTCAACACATGTTGGGCTTTTTTATTGCGACAAGGTTTTGCATTTATCTGGAAGAGGTGTGCAATACATACCTCTTGAGCTGATTGATATGAATTTTAGGGAAGCTACGAGGTTCTACAAATGAGCTTAAAAAAAGTCGTAATCATCCCTAAGCCTTTTAGTGAAGAGGGAAGATCAGAGGCTTATGTTGAAGATGTTGTTGCATATCTCTTCCAACAATTTTCGATCTGGCCCGAACATGCAAGGATCTACCATAACCATATTGCTGAGTCTTGTGATGTTACCCCGAACAATCCTAGGACTATCAATGCTCAGATACAGCATTTACAGTCATTAGAGGGTGAGTTCTATGTAGTAATTGAGCCTGAATGGTTGCAGTTCCTTTACTATGCCATTGTTGCTATCACAGCGGCTTATAGTCTCTATACAGTTTTGACAATGCCTAAACCGCAGTCGCCTACAGTTGGCTCATCTAACAACGAATTATCACAACGATCAAACCAAGCGCGATTAAATGGACGTATTCCTGATATCTTCGGTAGAGTCCGTTCTTATCCGGATCTAATCGCACAAACCTATATGATTTATAAAGATGGCATCGAGATTGAAGAATGCTTGATGTGTATTGGTCGCGGCTATTATCAAATATTGGATATGCGAGATGGTGACACAGATGTAGCAAATATTGCTGGCACATCGGTTTCAGTTTATGACCCATTTACTTCGATTATCGGAACGCCGATTTACCAAGTAGGCGAGGCATTTACGGAGCTTCCCAAGTTCGTACGCAATTCAGCGTCAATCAACGGGCAGACTATTGAATTACCAAATAGTGCAGTGCTTGAGTCGAGTAATGTGTGGTTCCAAAGTCCTAATCTAATTAAGGCGACAGGATTAGACTTTACACAATACTTTGCATCGACTGATCGAGTTGCTTTGAGTGGTGCCGTCTATGGTGTTCAGGATGTGAATCTTTCAGGTTCAGTTATGGTTAATGAAGACAAGATGGTCATCATCGAGTCAACAACCAATATTGATAATCCAAACCTATTTAAAGGCTTGCAGCTCACTGGTGCATTAGTTGATATAGAGACTACTTCGGGGACGCCACCAGTCACTGAAACAAATACCCGTGATTTGTCAGGCCAATTTGTTGTTTCTGGTGTAACTAAGACAGTGATTACAGGTGGTTTCCATTATGAAATTACATTATCAAATCCTGAAAAAGTTAACGCTAACTGGCAGTACGTCAACAACAGCTACACCATTACGGCTGGCGCTGTTCTAAACCGAAATTCAAACTCAATAACTCTTGATGACACCTACACAATCAATAGCGTTACAGCCGATACGATAGCTTTAGTAAACCCTTCTGCGATCAATAGCGATTGGGATAAGTTGCTGACACTTCCGAATCAAAGCACGCAAGGACAAGAGGTTTTAGTTCGTTTCGATGCTGTCAGCAACAAGTATGTTGGCTGGTTTAACTTTGATATGCCGGAAGCGACACAAGCTGTCTTTAACTTCTTCTTTCCGAATGGCTTGTTTTATCAAGACTCAAAAGGTGGAGTCTGGGAAGAAAAAATTACAGTCATTATTGAGTTGCAGGCTATCGATAGTAATAGCGATCCGGTTGGCTCAATCACTACTATTAACCAAGAGATTAAAGCTAACAATAAGTCGCAGTTCGGTAAAACCATTTACATTGATTTGCCTACAGCTGGATCTTTCAGATACCGCTTAAGTCGCACAACGGCAACCCAAGCTGGTAAAACCCAAGACACATGTAAGATTAAGTCTGTGTATGGGATGGCAGATTCAACGATTAGTGATTATGGCAATGTAACTGTCTTGCGTTCCCGTACGGTGGCCACAGATGGTGCACTATCAATTAAAGAACGTAAGCTGAACTGTTTAGTGAACCGCAAGCTTCCGCTTGATGGCACAGGTCCTTTGCAAGTCACAAGATCAGCAGGGCAAGCATTAATTTGCCAAGGTCTGGATGAGTATATTGGGCGTCGCTCAAATGCAGAAATTGATATAGATGAAATCAATGCAGAGATTGCGAAGATCAATAGCTATTTTGGTTCGGATCTTATGTCTGAGTTCAATTACACCATTGATGACGACAATCTAAGCTTTGAAGAAATTGCAGGGATGGTGGCTAGTTCTGCATTCTGTGAGCCTTACCGGTTCGGAAGTTTAACTAGACTTAAGTTTGAGCAGCCGCAAGAAAACGCTGTTTTACTTTTTAATCACCGAAACAAAGTGCCTTTAACTGAAAAGCGCTCTTATACATTTGGTGTGCAGAAAGACTATGACGGGGTGGAGCTTGAATACACTTCAGGTGAGGATTATGCACGTGTTAAGTACACCATTCCAGAGGACATTACACCTAAAAATCCTTTGAAGATAACTACCACTGGGATTTGTAATGAGGCTCAAGCGAAAGTAAGGGCATGGCGAGAGTGGAATAAGCTTCGCTACAAGTACATGTCTTGTGAAGTGGAGGTTTTAGATGAGTCAGAGTTGTTGATTCGCAATGACCGAATTTTGAATGCTGACAACACGGTTGTAGATACACAGGATGGCGAGGTTGAATCGGTAGATGGCTTAATTATCCAGACATCCCAGCCATGTACTTTTGATGTTGGAAGCGATTACTTCATTCACTTGCAGATCTCGAATGCTACTGTAGATGTGGTGCCATGTGCGGCTGGTGTTGATAAATATCATGTCGTACTTAGTCGTCCGCCAGTACAGCCTCTTGTAGTAAGTGACGATCGATACGTTAAAACACTCTACGCATTAGTTCGCGGAGATCAAGCAGAAGCACAGGCATTCATGCTTGAAGAACTCACCCCTCAAACTCAAATGACCAACACGCTGAAAGCATCTAACTACGATGCTCGTTTCTATGAGCGTGACCATGACTTTATTTAATTAATTAACAGAAATCCAAGCCCCTTAACTGGGGCTTTTTTATGCTTGGAGAAAAGTAATGGCTGACGAAATCATTACGCGCCAACAACTGGTAGACGCATCATTAGATGCTGACAGCCTTCAACTTTTTATTAGCGGAACAGACATTCAGGATGTGTTAACGCGCTTGGGGCAACAATATCCAACACTTGCAAAGCTCATTCGAATCTTAATGGAGACAGGGGGATGGAAGGCTTATGCAACTGAAGCAGCGTTACTTGCAACAGTTCCTACGGTTAATCCATCGGTTGGATATGCTTTTGATACTAAGAAAATGTACCTATGGAATGGTACAAACTGGATTAATGAGGGCTTAAGTCAGCTAGACCAAGCGAAAGATTTTACTGTTAAGGCTAACTCTATTGACTCTCGCTTCGAGTTTCGTGATTTCAATTTTTATAGTGGAAATCTTACTATCCCGTTATATATGGATAATAACCTTGGCGTTATCCTTGGTCTAAATACTACAACTGATGAACTGTATGGAAATGGCTTAATTGATAATAAGCGCATCAGCTCAATGAATCACTTTGCTGGCACTGGTAAACACCCAATTGTGTCTGATCTTAATGGTGGTGTGATCTTAGGATACGACGAAGTATTGGATGAGTTGTTTGGTCTTTTTCCTGGCAATACCTCAAGTTCTTCAAGTTCGCCTGATGAGCCTTTGCCATTCACCATGCAGATTAAAGCTGTTAATCAAATCTTGGCTTATGGACAATCCCTATCAACTGGGGTTGGGCAAAATACTGCACTATCGCTTACACAGCCATTCTTTAACAAGACCTTTGCTAGTGGTGTGCGTGGGAATAATGGTGACTTCACCGGCACAAAACCACTAGTTGAAGATACACAAAAGCCAACTCCAGATGGTGAGATTAATGCGGGTGAAACGATTTGTTCTGGTACAGCGAATTACGCTTCATTAGCAGCCTACAAAGAGAATGGTGTTAAGCCTGAAGACCATGTGATCTTTGCAAGTACGGCAGGTCACGGGAACTACCGAATAGACCAACTTGCCAAAGGGTCAGAATGGTATAACACACAATTTCTTAATCATTTGAATGGGGCAAAGGCACTTAATCCTGATATTGCCCTTCATGCGGTTCCATGGCTGCAAGGTGAGGCTGATTCAAATACAACGATTCCTGTTCATGTGAATGCCTTATTTCAATTACAGTCAGGTGCGGAGGCAGATGCGAAAGCAATTACTGGGCAAACTAGCCCTGTTTTATTCTTTGTTTATCAACACAGTACTTTTATTTATAAAAAACCTGCTGTGGCTTTAGCATTGCTCCAAGCTTGTCAAACTTCAGATAAGTTTTATTTCATTGCTCCAACTTATGCATTTCCACCTGCGAGCGACAATCTCCATTTAGCAGCTGCTTCTTATAAGTGGTTATCTTGTTACTACGGCCGCGCATATAAGCAAGCGATACACGACAAAATCAAGCCGCGTTCAATCATGCCAAAAGGGGCAACTTTCAAAGGTAATAAAGTTACTGTGAAGTTGGATGTGCCTCACAAGCCTCTTGTATTTGACAAAGTGAATTTGGCTGACACATTTCAGGGTGGTTTTGCGGTGTTTGATGGAACAACGGAGATTCTTTTATCAAAACCACCCTATATTCAAAATGGGGATGAGGTTGTACTTGAACTAGTGAGCACACCGAGTGGTGCAGTTACTGTGAATTATGCAATTGACTACTTAGCCACTTCATTACAGTTATTTAAAGGAGCGAGTGGAAACCTTCGCGACTCTTGCACAGATACATGTGAAGTAGCAGGAGCAACTAAACCAATGTTCTACATCTGCCCACATTTTTCTTTATCAGTTATTAGTGAGAATATCTAATGAGTAGCGTATTTTTTCAACTTCCAGTTGTTTCTAACAATGCACGTGTCAAACTGAATCCATCTGATGTTTCTAAACTGGTAACAACAAAAGACTATGAATATCGCTATTGGCCATTAAAAGGCAATTTATATTCAAACGATTTATCAGATCAGTTAATTCCAAAAGCTAACTCTGTTTATAGCATTACACCAACTTATGTGCATTTTGAAAATGCCGCAGCCGGCAATGGCTTGGCAACCGCATTCGTTCCACCAGAAAAATCTAGATTCTTTGTTTCTGGTGTATTCACTGTGGCTGAGTTCCCAGCTACACAATTAGGTATGTTGCTTGGTAACTTCAATAATCCATCTGGTGCATCACAAGGTTTTACATTCTATGTAAATGGATCAAGCAAAAACCTATCGGTCTTGTTTAGTGGTTCAGGTGTAGGGGTAATTGCTCTGGCTACACTTAATAAGCCGATTTATGTATCTGCATTTGTAGACAAGAACAATAAGAGATTGGATTACATGATTGTTGCAGAGGACCAGACTTTTACAGGCTCACGTACAGTTACCACTTTGGCTGAATCAGGCTTACCTGTTTCTATTGGCAACACGATGCAAGCACAAGCAGGTGGAGGTAAATATAATTGCTTTGACATGGTCATTGATAATATTAACCGGTATAGCGATTTAACCAGTTACTACAATGATGCGAAAGCACGTATGAATCTAAAAGGAATCACCATTTAAGGCACTCGAAAGAGTGCTTTTTTATTGCCGAAATTAGGGGGAAGGCATGGACTTTTTAAGTCAAGTTCTAGTCGGCATTAAATCTCATGCACACATACTCTTTACTGGATTCCTTGGAGCCGCTTTCGGTTTCCTATTAAGTAAAGAGCCTCTCCGAGATAAGTGGGTGGGATTTATTGCTGGCTGTATTTTATGCGTTGTGTTTGCTGAACCGGTGAGCCATTTTTTAGCAGGGGGCAAGTATCCTGAGCTATTTGGTTTTGCATTAGGTGCAGCGGGTAAAAGCACAGCCGAAGCTCTTTTAGCATTGATGCGCTCTCGATTATTGGGAGCAGTCAAAAAGGAGGATAAGGATGCTTCTAATAATCAGTAAAGCAGCCGTATTTCTATTTGTATTGTGTTTCGCTGTATTGGTCTTCCATCCAAAGATTAAGTTGCCACATCACATAGATTTTATGCTGATGATGTCGATTGTTTTTGGCATTGCGCTTCTTGTTAAAGATACCTATGTAGCAAGCCCAGCAGGCACACTTTTTCATGGCACTGTAAGTATTGTTTGTGCGCTATTTACATGGCGTCTTTATAAAAGAGAGGCATCTAAATCATGAGCACTAAACCATTCTTTGATGCTGCACGTGTCATCGCAGGCGGCAAGCTTACACAAGCACAAGTAGATGAACTAAATAATGTTGTCGATAAACTTGCACCAAGTGGAAAAACCATAAGTGATGTTGGTGTAGATTTAATTTCAGGGTTTGAAGATACCCGATTCAAAGCTTATGACGATGGTGTAGGGGTTTGGACCATTGGTACAGGTACGACAGTTTACCCAAATGGTGTGAGGGTTAAGCAGGGCGATACTTGTACACTTGATCAAGCTAAAGCCTACTTTAAACATGACTTGGCTAAATTTGAAAAGGCTGTAAATAGTTCTGTTATAGTTCCATTAACTCAAAACCAGTTTGATGCTTTGGTGTCACTGACTTACAACATTGGGGCTGGTGCTTTTAAGGGTTCGACTTTATTGAAGTTGCTTAACAAAGGCGACTATCAAGGCGCTGCAGATCAGTTCCCAGCTTGGAAAAAGGCAGGTGGCAAAGTCCTACCTGGTCTAGTTCGTCGCCGAGAAGCTGAGCGAGCACTATTTTTAAAGAAGTAACTTATATGTGTAAGCGTACTAAAGTTGCATCAATCATCACAATGCTGTGCTTAATCTTCTCAGGTTGCACAGCTCACACTATTAATACTTCAGTAAATGTTGGGATTTGTGTTAAGGCTTTGTAGGTTAATTCTTTATCTCAAGTAGAGATTCCCACCTGAACGGGTTATTGCTCAACTTATCTCGAGACATGGCCCAATTTCTACTAGGCACATAGCAAGTTCCAATACCCAGCTTCTTTTTGCCAAATCTTGTGTGGACATTATCAAGAGCTTGCATCAGATGTTCTTTCTTTTCTATTTTTTCAAAGTCGGTAAGTAGGTCATATGTATGTCCTGACTTTGGCTCTAGACATGTCAAAATAACACCGCATTTCTTGAATTTAATGCCTTCTTTAAAGATATGGCTAACCATAACTACAGCTGCTTTAACAAAATCTAGAGCGCAATCGGTTGGTTCGGGAAATGCATAAGAAATAGATTTATTATAAAAAGGCGCACTCTCATCAAAAGGGCTAGATTGCACAAAGACAATTAGGCATCCGCATAATGATTCATCGTCTCTTAGTCTTTTACATGCCTCTTGTGCATGCATTGCTATAGCTTCTTTTAAATCATTTAGCTCGGTTACTTTAGCTCCAAAGGAACAAGACTTGATGATTTGTTTTTTTGAAGGTGGGGTGTCTTCAATCTCAATGCATGAGATGCCCTGTAACTCATTAATAGTCCGCGCCATTACAATTGAAAATTGGCGCTGCATTTCCCTTGCTTCAGTACAGGCTAGGTCCAATACTGTTTTAACTCCCATAGAATGCAATTTCTTTGCGTGTTTACGACCAACACCCCAAACTTCACTTACATCTATTTGTGAAAAGTAATATTCTTTATTGCATGGATCCATGTTGACTAGGTCGCAAACACCATTAAAGCCTTGATTTTTCTTAGCTATATGATTGGATAGCTTTGCTTCCGTCTTGCTGCGACCTATTCCCACGCACACAGGCAAACCTATCCATTTCAATATCTTAGCCCGCATATCTTGACCAACTATTTCTAAATCAAAATTCTTTTCATAGGCAGTAAAATCTACGAAACACTCATCAATTGAATAACCTTCTACTTCTTCTTCTGTGACATATGAACCAAGTATCTTATGAAAGCGTCTAGACATTTCGGCATAAAGTGCATAATTACTAGATAAAACAATCACATTGTGCTGTTTAACAATTTCTTTGATCTGAAATAAGGGCACACCCATCTTAATATTTAGGGCTTTGGATTCGTTGCTGCGTGCGACAGCGCAGCCATCGTTGTTTGATAAGACGATGACAGGTTTGTTATTTAAACTTGGATTAAAGACTCTTTCACATGAGACATACATGTTATTAACGTCTATGAGAAAAAAGACTTTTTCCTCATGTTTCATGATCGTTTTCTTGTATTTTTTAAGATAAAAGTTACAACGCCCCAAATTAATAATTCTTGTCCATCACTTAGGTGGATATCTTCATAATCAGGATTTTCTGCTTTTAACCATCGTTCTTCTTCATCAATGATGAGGCGTTTTACGGTGAAATCATTATCTACAAGGGCAACAACAATATCGTTATGTTTGGCCTCAAGGCTGCGATCCACTACAAGCTCGTCATCTATATCAATTCCTGCATTTAACATTGATAATGATGCGACTCTTACAATAAAAGTAGCTGTTTCATTTTTTATTAAGTGCTCATTCATATCGAGAGCTTTATCAATGTAATCTTGTGCAGGCGAAGGGAATCCCGCGGAAATCTTTTCGATTGCTAAAGGAATGGAAATTCTAGTCGATGGAGTAACCAATTTTATAGAGGAAACCTCTGTCAAAGCGTTACACTGCCTAAGGTGGGGCTTAATCTCAATAATGGACGGGCTTGAAGTGCTCATAGTTACTCCTTGAATTTGTTACGTATTCAAGATGATATGCTAGAGCAAGAAAGAAATTCAAATTTAAAAAACTGTGGATAAATAAGCACTAGTCGTAACTTGTCGCGCTCATTAGTGCATTTGGTCGGAAATTATACGTATTTTAATTTGCTGATTTTTTAGGTTTTGGGAAGTAGTCGGCGGTAAATTCACCTAAAGGCATATCAAAGAAAAACTTATCAGCATCCTCTTTCTTACAGTTCAGCCAGTCTTCCCTGTATTCTTCAGGTATAACTATTATTGATCTTTTCTCATCTTCTGGCTTGTGGAACTGACTCATGAAGGGGTGGTTATCAGCATTAATTGTGAGCAGAGACATTGAGCGAACCTGTTGCCCATCAATCACAGTTGAATCATAAATAGCAGCTACTGTAAAGGGTAAGCCATCCTCTCGAAAAATTCCCCATCTTTCCGCTTTACCATTTACATACCTTGGTTCGTAAATCTTTTCGACTGGGATTAAAGCAAACTGACTTTTAGCCCATGCATGTCTAAAGCTTGGCTTTTTATCCACTGTCTCAGTGCGAGCATTGTATGTGTACTTTGAAAACTTTAGATCATGGTTCCAAGGTGGAATCATCCCGAATTTGACTTCTCTCCATTCTATATCTCCATCTTTAGAAAAAATAAGAGGGCAGTCATAGCCGGGGTAGACATCGGCTTTATATTCGAAAGTCGGCTCGAAGAGATCTAGAAGGTGAACACGGTCTTTACTGATAGGTTCGTAATTGGCACACATATTTAGATCCCTCTAAAAGCTATTTAATCAATCCTATGTCAGCTATGTATTAAACTCACTACCATAAAATTATTCCTTAAACCCAGTGACCATCCTATCTCTTTATAAAATGGCTCACCATACTTAATAGTATGTTCAATGTAAAAATAGACCCAATCTCTCATTTGATATTTCCCATCTATTCAGTCAGTGATTTAATTTTTTCAATCCACTTTGCATATGCTTCAGTTTGCTGTGGTAAGTATTCGTAATAATCATAAGTGCCTTGTTCGCCAGACATTACATGACCAATCATGAGCTGAGCTACATCACGTGATGTAAATGCGCTGAAGTTGGTACGAGCTGTTCTTCTTAGGTCATGAAGAGACCAATGTTTCATATGGTAATCATGATGTCTTCTAAGGCGCTCCATTAAATAGCTAGGCAGCGAATTAGATGAACCATGGCTCATAGGAGTTTCTTCACTATCATTTGTTAAGAAATACTCAGAAGTGTTGTACTCGAAAGCTTCGACAATTAATGCCTCCATTTCAGGCAAAATAGGGCGAATAATTTCACGGCCAGTCTTCTTACCAGTCTTATTATTTATTACTGGCACGATCCAGACTTTTCTATTTAAATCGAAATCTGTCTTTTTAGCTTTTCTAAGCTCACCATTTCGACAACCAAACATTAAGCATAATTTTAAGAAGATCTTATTTTTAGGTAAAATATTCGACTCTTCAATCGCAAGCCAAACCATTTTAATTTCTTCATCAGTAAGAAATCTGGTTCCTCTATTCCTCTCAATACCTAAATCTTCTTTCGCATAGATATCAGACAAAACATTTACTTCAAGCAACTGTCTTTTCTTGGCCCACTTTAGAACCTGTTTTGAATTTGTTAATACACGATCTGCAATAGATGGCACATTATCAGCTAATTCCTCAAGTAAAGCTAACCACTGTTGCAATGTGATCCGGTCAATTGGTAAATCACCAATCTCAGAAATTACATGTTGCTCAAAAGTATTCTTAATTTGCTGAGCAGAAGTTTTCTTCTTCAAACAATAACTTTGATACCAATCATTAAAAACTTCTTCAAATGTACTTGCATCAATATATTTTTGTTGTTGAATGCGTTGTTCAAGTTTTGGGTTTAATCCCTTGTCTAAAAGTGCACGCATCTCACCAGCTTTAATTCGAGCATCTTTTAAAGAAATGTGAGGGTATGTGCCTAAGTCTAACCGGTCAGCTTTACCTGCAAATCTATAGCGAAGTTGGAAAACAATTTTGCCTTTAGGTGAGACCCGAACTCCCATTGAGTCACGATCTGCTATTTCTTCAACTTTCTCTCGCACCTTGCCATTATTAGCTTTCAGCCACGCTTCAGTTAAAGCCATAGTCCACCTGTGTACATAATTTTAGTTGAGCAAACGGAAAGTACGAATATGTACACGCATGTGTACATAATTGACGAGACTTATTCTGTCCTAAAATGTCTTAGTGTGTCTATATTAAAAGTAGGGGAAATATTGAGGAATAAAGCTTTTATTGTAATTCTTGTCTTGATCTGTCTTAGAGTGACTAAATGGCATTAATTCTTTTGAACGATTAATGCCATAGTTTTTCCATATAAGCCATGACCCTGAGAGGCTTTTCAGGGTCAGTTACACAAAAAGTGAAGTCTTATTTTTGTTCAAGCCATGCAGGTAATGCAGCAATAACTTGTCCAAACTTC